CTTCTGGTCAGGCGCCCATATCATGCCAGATTCAAAAAGGGGTGCGCACGTATTTACTCTGACATGCTTATCATTTCCTTTACTCGGTGTAAAGGTCTGAACTGGAATATCCATCTGACGAAGCTCGTACGTCAGTGGAAGGCCCGAGGCCTTCGCTTCAATGATTACCATCTCTGGTTTCCAATATTTATACTGGTCTAACGCTACACGACGTAATTCTGGAAACTCATAACGCTCTTTTACACAATCTAGCAAGATTAAATTCGCTGGTTTGCCTTCTTCAGGATAAAATACACCCCAAGTAGTAATAGCACTAAAGTCGGCCGTTTCTTTTTTCATAAACGCCGTATCATAAGACTGTATGACATAATGCAAGTCAGGTGGGCTATCTTCTTCCCATTTACGCCACCATTCCCGCTTTATAAGCGCTCCTTCTTCAGATGTTGGTCTTTGCATCCACTGTGCATTCCATTTTCCAACTGGAAGCGTTGGTTTAACCTTTTCTAGCTCTTCTGCGTTCCAATACTTAGGCCACACTGGTCCGTGGTCCATGATTGCCGGAAATTCGACCACTTCCCACTGATCACCCTTCACTTCTTTTTGATTCTTCATTAAAATTCCTGTCAGGTCCTTTTTTGACCAACGCGTCATAACTAAAACTATTGAGGCTCCTGGTTGAAGTCTTTGTCTTGGACCAGAAGTGTACCATTCATACGCATTTTCAAATGCTGTTGCTGACATTGCATCTTGCTCAGAGTGAGGGTCATCAATAATTAATAAATCAGCACCCCGTCCGGTGATAGCACCGCCGACTCCGGCAGCGAAGTACTCGCCGCCTTGTGCTGTTTCCCACCTCCCAGCGGCTTTACTATCTTCTTGAAGTCTTGTATCAAAAATCTTGTGATATTCTTCAGAATCAATGAGGTGTTTAGCTTTACGGCCAAACTTAATGGCTAATTCTCCAGTGTGGGTTGCTTGAATGATCTTGAGTTTCGGATTACGGCCCACCATCCATGCAGGCAGTAAATAAGAGGCAAATTCTGATTTTGTATGACGAGGAGGCATATTCACGATCAAACGTTTAAGCTTCCCGGTTGATAGATCATTGAATTTCTTGGCAATATGTCTGTGATGGGACCCTTCTATAAAATCAGGCCATACACATTTTACAAAAGATAAAAAGTCATTCTTAGCTTTATTCTGTATCTGCTTCTCAGCATGAAGGACCATGAGTTGTTTGTAGGTTCTTCGAATGTCTGCGGGTAATTTACTAATATCAACGGTATTTAAATTCATATAAAAATTTTATAAAATTTTTGCATCATAGTATGATGTTCAATAAGTTTTTAACAGCCTTGACACTCTAAATCAAGCAATTCAACCTAAAGTAGTGGGACCCCTTTTAAAAAAAGGGGGATCGATGTTCCGTGTTCAAAGTTATTTGGAATCGGGTTTGGTACCTCTATTGATCGTGGTCCAAGGTACATGGACCCCGCGCCGTAGGCGCGGGGTCCAGAGCCAACGCCCGTTAGGGCGTTGACCATTTAGCTAGGACGAACTAAATCTTTGTCATCATACTGTTGTTTAGTAATGGGTATGCGTTGACCGAGTAAATCATTCTTGAAACAATAATCTCTATTGTCTGGATAACCATAAGTATAATCTTTATACCATGCACTATCGCAACCGGTTCTTTTAGGCTCGTGTATTCTGCCGAAATGATTGACAGCTTGTTCGCCAAACTTCTGGAACCAATCGTTCTGACAATTCATTGAACACGCATTGCCACCAAGATAATAGAAGTCTGTTCTTCTTCTCGTCTGATAATACTTGGCGCCTTTAGGACCGCGTATGCGGTCCTTGGTTCTATACTCATGACACTTTGGACCTTGGCAATATTTCATTAGTCTAACAACGTCATATAAGCTTTAGCATTTAATCTGCTAAACTTATCTAACGCCTTTTGCATTTCATCATATAACTCAGCTAACTCTAAGTTCTTTATTTTATAATAAAGTTTAGATTCTTCTTCTGTTAACATTTCAGATTGCCCAGAAAATGGGTTTGTTACTTTTATATTTCTATCTGTCATAGTATCTCCCAATTGGTTGCATAACGATATCCTTTTTTATCTAAATCAAAGTAATGTAAAAAAGGGCGATTGTCTTTTTGTCTATTCCCAAGTCCACGACAATCGTCATTAACAATGCCGAAACGTCTAACTTCTTCGCCATCATTTTTAGTGTACTTGATTTTGAACCTTTTATTTCTTTCTATTGATTTGTCCATAATAGGGATAATACTTGATTATCCCTAAAATGTCAATGGACTATTTTGATTGTTGTTGATCGTATATTTGACGTGCCAATATCTTTTGTTCTCTTGTTTTGGTTTTGTTTTTTAGACTAGCTAAATGATTTAATATATCTGTATTTGAAACTACAATTCCTTTTGATGTAGTTGCAAGTATATCAGTTTCAGATATTGTCAAACCCATTTTTTTAGCCATGTCGATTGATTGTTCTAAATAGACGTGATCTCTTAAGCCACCTTTTAAAACTTTGCATTGTTCTAAAATAGTTTCAATCCATTTAGTATGTGCCATGATGAGTTGTTGTTTAGCTTGTTGCCAAGTCATAAGAATTGCAAACTCTTTTTGATCGCAACCAATTTGCCTATCTCGGCAATATTCTCTACCAATCAAATCAAGTTCATAATCATTATTCCACTCACGTGCATAACAAGTTTGATTTTCTTTACTACCACTCAAACCAAGTTCACGTTCATTTGCATGATCAACTTGCGTCCAATGAGGATTTGATTGGTTGCTTTCGCCACTACCATTTCCCCACTTCTGCTCGATATTAATATCGGGATTACATTTTTCCCCTTTATTAACTTTGCTTTTTAGTTCATCACGAAAATAAGCATAAGCAAAATCATTTTGCCTACCATTTTCTTGACCATTTATATTTCCATCTAATCGGAAATCAAAATGCTTGGTGATGTATTTGTCGTCTTGTTCGTCATGTTCGCCACTCCAACTTTCTTGTTTATATTTTTCTTCATCACCTTCTTTTTTAGCCATGTAGCCAAAATGAAAGCAACTGTCTTTTGCAATAGTATTAACATTATCAAACTTATTTTGAAGATGATAAGCCATCTTTACATCTTCATTGGTATAATGTCGTCTAACTATTTTTTCAGCAACTTTCCACGTTGCATCTTGTAGAGGTTTTATAATTTCCCTCGCCTGTAAAAATGCTTCACGTTCCTGAGTGTCCTCTTGTTCTAAATAAGGTTTCATAAAAATATTAAGAACTTTATTTCTATGCCCTTGATTATTTCGAACTCTAGCCATTTATTACCTTTCTGTTAATTGTTAAAAATAAATTTATAAATCATTTGACAGTAATAGTCAACATAGTTTATAAGATATTCTATGATTAAATATATTAAAAACGTACTGGATGGTGAATTTAGTCCTTGGCCAAGATGGTTATGGATTACTAACATTGTTTGGATTGCACTAATGATAGCACTCATTATATTCTTTATATGATTGAAATATTTTTGAATGCACCAATTGAGCTGAGAGTAATAATACTTGGAACTCCAATTGTATTTATACTGTTAGCCTATTTTGGAATTAGTGGCACTAACGAAGCCATTGATTTTCAGAATAGATTATGGAGAGATGAACAATGGAGAAAAAAGAATAAGTAAACTTGAGCCCAGATCCAATGCCGATGTACAATAGCAGGCTTTATAGACATTGGATCTGGGGTCAAGTTGTCCAAGACCTGATCAGGATACTGGTCAGGAAAAACGTAGCGATAGATATGGATCTGGACGCTACCTTGGCTCAAACTTGAGCCCTGGTCTCATATCCACCGGCAGATAGCTATGGAACTGCCTAATCGTAGTGGTGATGGTGTGGGACCTGGGGTCAAGCGATGGCGTACTAGTATGCTACCAAAAATTATACGGCCTGGTACGCTTGGCCAGAAAAAAAAATAAAGATTATGACTAGACAAACAAGCACACACAGGCTTGACTCGTAGGATTTTAAATGATAAGGTTAAGACTATGACAAACATAATATATAAAGATAAAAAACATAAACTACCGTTTGAGATTCCATCTCATTCCACAGCAATGGTAAAACGAACGAACGGCTTGAGCGGTGAGTCTACGGAGCTTCCTCAATTCGCAGCGCTTGTGTATGATCATACAATGTACATGAGCATGATGACTGAGATGAAGGACAAAGCCATGGGCATGGGACCAGGCGTCAGTGACAACCAGGATGACTGGCAAATCGTGCGCAATGGAATCAATTTTTTCCGTAAGTACTTTGCTGAAGAATATATGGTGTTATTAGATTAATGAAACAATTTAGAATAGACGTCTCCCACGCGTCACCGGGCCAGCTGCAGACCATCGCAGCTGAGCTCAAGATCATGAGTCATGGCTGGACCAGATTCGGACCCCGGATCACGATCAACAAGCGAGCACTCGAGCCCCTGAAGCTCAGGCAGTCGGTAGCCGAAGCCAAAAAAGAACGAGCAACAAACAAGCGCCACAATT